TAAAGACTCAGCACTAGCATCCCAGAATAAACCTTGGGTTGTACCTGTATTATCGTAAAAGGAAATGTCTCCTGATGCGTGGTCTATTCTTAATCTTTCAACAGGGTTAGCTTTAGAATCATCAATAGTTCTAATTCTTAAATCTCCACCTACTTGTAAAAACTGAGTGTTGTTACCCGTGATATCAGACTCAATCATATTGTATTGAGGAGATAAAGCTGTATGGTCTAAATTATTGTTATCTAATTCAAGTGTTCCAGCTATAGTTGCACCATCACTTACAACTTTTCCTGTTACGTCTATGCCTGTTGAGGTTGTAGCTATTTTTGGTGAACCATTGTTGTATAAGGTTACTGCACCGCCATTGATAGCTTGTAAATAATTTTGTGTGCCATTTGGAATCTGCATTTCAATATTGGCTGCTTGGATTTTTAAGTTACCTGTGCCTGTTTCTTTTATGACACTATGGTTGTTTCCAGACTCATGGTAAATTTGTAAATCTGCATCAGCACCAAGCTCTACCTTTTGACTGTCTGGAATTCTTATAGTGTGTGAAAAATCAAAATTATCAAAATTAGTATTCCAAAGAATAGTCGCATCATTACCTACACTTACAGCATCTTGAATAGTAATACCTGCACCATTAGCTGAAGCAGATGAATCACCTGTTGAATAGTTTAGGGTAATGTTTTTGTCTTTTACGTTTAGATCATCTGTGTTTACAGTTGTTGTAGTGCCTTGTACTGTTAGATCCCCAGTAACAACCAAGTTGGCCATTTGTGAATTGCCAGTAGAGGTAATTGCACCAGAGTTGATAGTACCTAAAGTGACATCATCACTATTTTCTATTTTTGTGCCTAGTTGTGTTTGTATGCTACCTGTTACACCATCTACATAATTTAATTCAGTAGCAGTTGCGGTAATTGCTGTACCGTCTATAGATAATACATCTACCTCTGCTGTTCCTGTTACATCTATGCCTGTGTTTGTTGTGGCTAGTTTGGTAAAACCATTGTAATAGAGTCTTACTGCTCCATCATCTGCACAATGTATATAATTAGTTCCATCTGTAGCTTCTAATAATAAATTGGTTGCTTGTAATTTTAAATCTCCTACACCACCATCATAAATATAACTATGACTGCCATCATGGTAAAGCTGTAAATCATTACTGCTACCTAGTGCTATACGACTATTATCATCCCATCTTGTAATCAACTGACTTGCAGTTGCTTGGCTTCCATCTAATCTAAAATATATAGCAGAGCTTCCTGAACCATCATCAGACCAAAATCTTATATCTGTGTCATCTGCAAAGTTTTTAAAATCAAGATTTCCTGTGTAGTTTGAAAACACAGAGTTAGTTCCGTTGTGTAGTATTCTTAGATCATTGCCAGTGCCAAAGTTTGCAATTTTTGAATCTGCAAAGTTTATTTGATTTGCGTTTAAATTAACTTGAGTACCAGTAGAACTAAAAATTGCATCAAGAGTGTCTAAGTCAGCGTTAAGCGAAATACCCCAGGTATCTTCTGCTGCACCTGGTTCTGGTTTTGTTAAGTTTAGATTGGTTGTATATGTATCTGCCATTTAAGCTGCCTCTTGTTTATCAAGTGTTTCCCAGTTCGTAGATGGATTAGTTGCGTCTGTCCAAGTATTGCTAGGAGCTGTATTTTCTGTCCATGTTGCTGATGATACAACTATCTCTTGCCAATTCTCACTACCAACAACTTGGTCTGTCCAGTCTTCGCCTGGAACTATTATGTCTTCCCATTTTAAACCACCGACTGCATTAAAGCCACTTGTTTGGTTGATGGTGGCTTCCATCTTCTTAAATACTTCAGACTGTGCAGACACGTTAGATACTGCTGCAATAGTTGCTTTACCTAGGTCTGCGTCTTTTGCTATCGCTATAACATTAGATGTTGCAGCTATAGTTGCAGTTGCTTGATCTATCTGTGTTCCAAGAGCATCAAAGTCTGATACAGCTTGAATGGTTGCAATGGCAACAAGTTTTCTACTACCAATACTTGTAAAGTTAGTAACCGCCTGTATGGTTGCAGTTGCTATATCTGTGTCAGCAGCAACAGCTAAGAAGTTTGTGGTTGCCTGTATGGTTGCTACACCTGATACAGTATTTCTAGCGGTTGCGCCAGATGTTGCGGATACGGTTGCTTCAGCTTGAAAAGCTAAATCGTTATATTTTGACCTGGAATAATAGCCTTTGTTATAGCCTATGCTGGCCATGACGTTAAGCTAATGTTACGTCTAAATCACCAGCGTTAAATCTAAATACATCTCCTGTGCTTACAGTCTTGGAAGCGTCTAGGTTAGCATAAGCTAATAAGTTTCCAGATGATGATGCGTCTAAAATACCAACCGCTACTATAGTTCCCAAGTCTGCTGTAGCAGTGGGATATTCAATAGCTGATGGGTTAGTTGCGGTGGTTGGGTTTGTTCCAGAAACATTAAATGTGCTAGATCGTCTTACATAGCCACCGCCAGATACTTCAGTTCCACCGCCTGTATCAGTTGGTGCTACTGTATATAAAGCAACATACAATGTTGTAGGTGCTGTATAAGCATTGCCACCAAAGACATGCTCTAAGACCTTGTCTTCTAAATAATCACTAAATCCAGCCATTCTATTCTCCTAATTATTTTTAAAAATATAAGTATTTCTGCCAGTTTTGCCGTAAGTTTTTCGTCTTTGCATTAAAGATCCCTTACCAAACTCTGCCTTCTCTTGTTCCATTCTAATCTCTTCTATGGCCTTTTCAAACTGTGATGAGAATAAAGCAACCCTGTCATCTTCCATAAGAAATATAGAGGCATGCTTTAAAGCGCCATATAAGTATGCGTCTGGATATGATGTAGAAATAAAATTCGTTGTATTCGTATCACTTAGCGCATCTATAGAGCCGTAGTATGTTAATTGTAACGTATAACTTGAGTCTGGTGTAGGTGCTAATTCAATTGTGTTATCTACCAATGCAAAGTAAACAGGCTGTCCTGTAGCATTACCTTTGCTTTTTCTGTACACATCCATTGATTCTATAGACTGTTGGAACAATGGGCTAAAGTCGTTGCTATCTATTTGCACATTGATAGCTTCTAACCAATCAGTTGGTAATGATAAATACTGGCCATCTGCTGTTGCAGTAGCTCTTTTTACCATGTCTTTATTTCTTAATCTTCTATTTAACTCTGCCTCTGTTGCATCAATGAAAAAATCTAACTGGTTAGTCAAATCAGATCTGTTTAAGAAATTAGCAATATTAGTTTTTAATTCATCGTATGTCATACTTTACCTTTCCATGTTCTAAATGGTTTGTTGTCTGAATGGTTTAACCAGTCTTTCCATTTTGCTGAATCTTGCGCCCATCCTTCTCTTACAGCTCTTTGATATACAATCATTGGAACTTCTGCTATATGTCTAAGATCTTTACCTGGAGCTTGTTCAGACAATTTTTTTACATATTCTAAAGTTGGATTAACATCCTGTTTAGTATGGTATATAAACTTATTATCTTCTGTTGCAAATACAGATTTAAAGTTTTTTTTATGATCTATTACTGTGGTTTTTGCCATGCTTAATTTTAGCACAAAAAAAAGGGATGCCGAAACATCCCTTAAAGTTATTGACTAACTCTACTAAGTAGTTAAGTCAGCAACGATGCCGTGTGCAGCTTCGTTACCTACTTCTAAACCATACTCAACAAGCAACATTTTTGTTACTGCATCCCCTACTGTAGCGATATCAACTGTTTTAAAGTCTCTTAGGTAAGAAACTTTAGCATATTCTGGATCTACTAATAATAGTGATCTATCTCTACTGAAGTTAGATGGTACGATTTTTAGCTCGCCAAAGTCTGATGCGTAAATAGAAACAGAAGCTTCTACTGTGTTTGCATCAACAAATTGTCTAGCCTGAGATCTACCTGTGAAACCAGAAATAACTTGCTTGTTTACTGGACCACAAATCGCTAGTGAAGGCTCACCACCGTTTTGGAAGCAAGATTGTAAAACTGACTTTAATAAAGGTTCAGTTAAAGCTCTTCTGTTACCAGTTGTTGCGTCAGTTGGAGCAACACCGTCACCACCACTTGCACCACCAGTTCCTCTTGATACGTTTGAAGTCATCCAAGATTCAAAACCACCAGTTACCCTAGCTTGAGTATTACTACCAGTTGTTCTAGCACCTTTTTGACAAAGAGCTGTTTCCATATCTCTTTTCAAAGCTTTAGCCATAATAGCTAATTGGTGAGCCATTTCTGACTTTTTACCAGCAGGATCACTTGTTTCTTGAGAACCAGATACTGTTGCATCTCTTTTTGAGATCATTGCAACATTAGTTTTTCTTACTGTTGCAGTAGAAGCAGATGTTGCACCGTCTAATCTGAATCCTTCAATTTCACCAGTTGCATCTACTGTTGGTAGAGCTTCTGTTTGCCAATCAAAAACTACGTTCTTAATTGAGTTTTTACCGATTGATGACATAAAAGGCGTTGCTGTTGGAGAAATGTTATAGATAACATTACTTAATTGTTCTCTATCAGCCTGCGCATCATATGTATCAAAGACATTATTTATTTGAGCCATGATATTTTCCTATATTTAAAATTTATATTAATTGTTCAAAAACTTTAGCTGCGTCTTGCAATTTGCCAGACTTAGCTAATCTTTGTTTTGCTCTCTTTACAGGTGCTACCGATTTTCTTTTGTTAGCAGTACCAGGCCTTGCAACTCTAGCTGGTGCTTTTTGTGTTGGTTTTTTCTTGACAGTTTCAGCAATTTTATCACTTAACCATGCCTTTCTTAAACCAAGTAAAGCTCTCCAGTCATATACAGAGTTGACCTCTTCTTGGGTATATCCCAAGACCTCAGTTGCATAAGACGCAATCTCAGCTTTTTCTTTATTGGCAACCTCTTGGTTTTGCCATTCTGGAATAACCTCAAGTAGCTTTGTTTGTCCCTCTTCAACTTGTTGTTGAATAAGTTTTTGCTGTTCTACAAATGACTCTTGTTGGAGTCTTTGTTGTTCAGCTTGGACAGCCTCTAGCTTTTGCTTTTGCTCATTCCAAACTTGCTGTTGTCTTACATAACCAACTGGATCATCTTCATATAATGAGTTCCAATCTGGCTCTTCGCCCAAAGCACTATTCAACTGTGCTTCCATTTTCGGTAATAACTGCGAATAGATCGCATCCCTTTGCTCTAACTCTGATTGTTTCTGCTCAATAGTTTTACGCTGCTGAGAGAGTTCTTGAGTTTTACGCGTATAATCTTGCTGACGAGAATATCCGTTGACGAGTTCCTCTTGCGTGACTTCTACCTCTTGGCCATCTACCTTTACGGTAAATGTTTGAAGTTGCGGAGCTTCCTCTTCAACATCTGTGTGTTCATCTTCAACCTCTTCGCCATCTTCTAACTCATCTATAATTTCTTGATCTAATTCATCTTCAACAAATTCAGAATCATCTTCAATGACTTCTTCTTGTGCCACATCTTGTTCTTCTAAAACATTCTCAACATTATCCTCTTCAGGTGTTAACATGCTTTCAAACGCAGACGCAGCTAATTCTGTGTCGCTTTGTAAAGCAGTCGGTTTTCCGTTATTGCTCATAAATACTCCTTAAATGTATTTATAAGTATTTTATATCAAGAATGTGTGAAAAGGGAAGTATTAACCAATATTTCTAATTTTGTTAATATTTGCTTTAGTGAGCTTTCCTTTCTCTGCAAGGATGCGCAGATGTCTTTCAACCTCTGGCAATAGTAATAAAGACCTGTGTAAGTCTTCTCTGATGTTTACATCTTTTATATCTCTGGAATTTAACCAATGAGTTATGTACTCATTTTTTAAGTTTTCCATAGCATTTTTAAAGACATCTGATTTAAGTAATATTTCTGCTTGTTCTGCCTGTACGGCTTCTTCGTGTGTAATAGACATTATCTAAATAAGTTTATAGGTGGTAAAGATCCCCTAGACATTGGCCTGCCGTAAGCGCCCTGGCTTTCCATTCTATAGTCTTGGGGTTGTAGTAAAGACTGTGGAGGTGTTTGTATTGGCGCTCCTGGTATTTCTGGTTGCGTCAATAGTGAAGGTACTTGTATATGTGTTTGTCTTGCAGGCGGTGCTATGGGCGGTGCTATTGGTACTGGAGTTTCTCTTGGTTGTTGAGATATACCACTAGCCATAATGTTTGCTATAGGCTGTTGTATAGACATTGGTTGGTCGACTCTAG